CTTTATTCATTTAGTACCTCACAATCTTTTGTTAGTGTATGATAGTAATATAAGGAAAGTATTTCCTATGTCAAGGGATTATCTAAATTTTTTTTATTACCTATTTTATTTAATGTTTTTTCAAACCAATCAATCAAGGCATCGGGTGTGTATTCTCTTTGTTTTTGAGTGCATCTAACAGTGCCTTTTATATTTCCACAAATTGATCTTCTATGACCTTTTTCACAAATATGTATAGATTTATCTTTAGGTGGTAGCTCTGGTAATTCATCTCTGTCTAAACCACATATATATAATTTAGTCATCTTATGAGCTATATGTCCAAAATCATATTGGTCTATCTCGATAGAAAATCCTCCCCACTCATCTGCTGCACCGAACAAATCTAACTGTTGTTCGGTTAAATCTGGTATCCTGAACTCCTGAAATAATTTAGATTTGCTGGGATGTTCCAGTATCCCACCATTTTCCCGAACAACTTTTAACGAATGAACAGCCAGACTCTTCTCTTTTGCCTTTTGTTCTTCGGTTATTTCTAAATCCCGACAGGCTAAATGTGATAGATTACCCCACAACCTACAGGGTGGATGAGCGACAACTGGCTCTTTACCCTTATATTTTAAAGCATCCCGATTAGAATCCCAGCAATCCCAATTTGTTCGGTCTTTGTAGTCACTGTCTTTTCTAACATACAGTGCTGTATACTTCGGTTGTCGTTTTGGATATGTTTTTAACAAATGCTGTATTGCTAAACGATTTTCTCTTATAGCTTTTTTTGATCCCCGAAACGCAAAGTATCTGCCTTTACTGTTTTGCTTAACGTGCCTGATATCAGGAAATTTAGATTTTAATACTTCCATCTTCGTTGTTCCGAACTTTTGTCTCATTGCTCTTGATCCGTACAACTTACCATTTATCATCCATGCATCCCTGTCACCCTTATAACTATTTACATTCGGGTTTGCATCTCGCATCGAACCAACATAATCAAATCCACAGGCTTGATAAATTGTTCCGATCTCTCCTGCCAGATCATCAACTGTTGCTGTCACTACCTCATATTTGTTCGGCAATAGTTTCATCGACTGCCTGATAAGTTTAGAAGCCGAATGTGGATGAGCCCAGTGTACACAGGCACCCCGATTAAGTAGGATTATCTTGCCAGTGTAACCGTATTTATCCCAACGGCCCAGATTTTCTATGTATTCTGGGCCATAGACAACAATGCCACCACACACGCCATCAAAGAATATCCCGTAGTAATACCAGTTTATTGCTGCTAAACATCCCAGCCACTCGTATTCCTCAATAATTGTTCGGGCTGTGCTGGAGTCAGTCTCTCTTACAACTGCCTTCGATATGTCTGTGTCTACGCCTTGCCACCACTTACCGAACAAATCACCTGACTTAGTTAAAGCTACTCGATCTCTTACTATCTTTTGGTGTGCTATCATTTTTTGCCTTCAATAATTCTAATTCCGATTGTGATAATTCTAAAAGCTGCCTGTCACAACAGCCGCAACTTACATCTGTTCGGCCTTCGTAAACCCGACCTTTTGTCACAGCCCCACACCAATCGCAATCAATGTAGTTATCGTAGTATCTTAAAAAACTCATATGTTATCCCTCGCTGTTACTGCTTCGTATTCGCCCCGACTCATAGACCCGTTCATAATACCAAGCCATTTGCGACCACCTGCTGTGCTAAAGCTAAACTTGTCGATTCGACCTTCGGTAATTAATTCCCGAACAATTCCATCCAGTACCCTCTGGGAAAGATTCGCCAGTGCGTCTGGAGCATCAGCATCAGTCATACGATTAGCCAAAGAATCAGCTCCACCCTGTTGACATAGGGCTCTACCTTCCCGTTCACAACGATTGATCCACTCATACAACGCACTCTTTCTTAAATCCCGATTAGTTCCAGAGTTAAGCTGAAGCATATCTTCGGTCCGATCAACCAGCAGCCCTGTATCCAAATCCCGAACAAATTTTCGTATTTGACGCTTTGCTGGACCATTCGATTTGACAACTGCTCCATCGAAACACCGATTACGCTGATACTCTATGTTGAGCTCTTTGCACTGGCGTTTTGCTGTGTTCTCATCTAACTGCCACAATGCAAATGCAGATCGTACACCATCAACAATCGCTGATGTACCCCTGATAAGATTTCTAGCTTGTTCTGGTGTTGAGATAATTGTATCATCTTTGACCTTTGTCATGTGGTGACACATCATCACTGACGCACCAGTTTCCGAACAAATCTTAGACATCAATCCAGTAAGTGCTGCCCCTGCTGCTGGATCTGAATTTACATCTGCGTGAACAAACGAAGCTAACGGGTCGAAGATAATAAGCTTCAGGTTATTAATCTGTAAGATTTGTTCGTATATACGCTCAAACTCTGCTGAAGTTGTTAGCTCTCCGTGTACGCTCTGTAGTACAGGAAATACGCCACCAACATTAGGTAACGCTACAACCCGAAGCTCGTTCTCATAATTAAATCTTTCGTTTTCTGGGTCTAAACGCTCTATCCTCCTGTGCATCTCGCCCTCATCATCCTCTGCTGTAAAGATAACTACATTCCCGAACTCAGTTACGTGACCACCGAATGAATTACGCATCGGGAAAGCACCAGTGACCTTCATCGCTAAATCCAGTGTAAGCATACCCTTTCCTGCATCGCCTGCGGCTGACAATATGATCGGTACTCCCAACGGAAATGTGCCGTCCACAAGAAACTTTTGTTCGGGTGCCTGACCAACGAATCTCGATATCAACAGGCTGTCGTCCAGCAGGTTTATGTTTTGTCTGGTAAAATTGTTCGTAGTATTCAGAAACTCATTTATGTCAAAGCCCTCTGTTATGGCATCAGCGACATCCCATCTTTCGGGCTTACCACGAGGAAGTGTAAGCATCTTAACTGATTTTGCATTTGCGTTCAGGGCTAACTCCTGAACTAACTCAGCTAACTTCTTTCCAGCATTGTCATTATCAGCCCACAGGATAAGCTCTTTACCCTGTAATGGAGAGAAATCATACTGTGACGCTGACTTCTTTGTAAGCATCCCTGCTCCACCCATTGTACAGGTTGCTGTATAACCCATCTTGTTTAAAGCATCTGCACATTTTTCTCCTTCTACCCAGATTACCGTGTCCGAAGCAGAAATGTTCGGGATATTATACAGGGGCCTGACATCAGGCATACGAGGATATGGGTGTTCTCCAGTAAATTGCCTGAACTCTTTCTTTGGTTTGCCGTGTGTATCCAGTACAGGAGTGCCTGAACCATCCCGAACAAGATACTTCCGAACCGAACAAATTACCTGTCCATCAGAATTTTTATATAAATACTCCGAATCGTAAGGTGTTTGCCTGTTAATCTGGACTTTTATTGGGTTCTCTACTGGCTGCTCCCGAACAAAGTTTGTTGGTTCTGCAATATATTCCGAAAACATTTCTTTAATTTCAGGTAGCCTAAGACCTCTACCTTCCATCAATATCTTAACGATACCTCCGATCCCGACACCACCATTGAAATCCTGACCTTTCATAAAGTATGGACTTCTTGGATTAATATCTATCTTCAGGGATTTACCCTGTTCTCCTGAAGTTGATCCGATTGTAAATAAATCACCAGTTACCCTTCCTTGAGGAAAAGTATTACGAAGCACATCTATCTGTACTTGTCTGGGTACTTTTTGACTAATCTCCTCGACTAATTCACTTGCTGACATACTAGATTTAGTATTGTCAAATGGTAAAACACGCATTATATTGACTCCTATACACCTTTTAACCCGAGCAACTAACCTTGTTCGGGTTTTACCCAGCAACTACTTTTAAATTCACACCTCTTACACAAATAGTAATCGGAGTTTGCAGCAACTCTAGGTAAAATCTCATTATGTTTAACTGCTGTTAAAATTTCAACAGCTTTATCACTTGTTTTTTGAGCTAACACTTTATCAAAAGGCACAAGCTCATAATATACCTCAGAATTATTTTTATTAACTACTGTAAATAAAGCAGGGTTATCTGTCAAATCCATGTAAGCTTGGTACAATGCCT